TTTGTTCTCTTGTCCACGGTTCTTACTGCGAAGTAACCGCCTATCACTGTTACGCTTACCAGCTCCCATAACCCAATCCATCTTTCGTTAACACTACTAATACCAAAGCCTTCAAAGAAGGTCATAAGTACAAGGAATATCATAACGGTTGCAAGGGTTAGTGGTCTAACGTTCTTACTCAACCAAGAATCGGTAAGGCTATCGGCCTGCCAACGCTTGGTAATTTCTTCTTCTATGCTTTGACGCACAGCTTCTTTCTCTTCGGGTGTAGTTACGAATCTATCTACCACATTGGCAACTGCTTCCACAGCTTCCTTCGCACCCCCTGTAAATAGTTTTGTTATTGGATTTTTCATAATCAGCTACCACACGCCTCACACTCTGGATTATCAATGGAGCATTGAGCGTTATCGTTTTTCTCGTCATTAGTCATTTCGTCTACGAAGTCAGCGAACGAATCGCTTACATCAAAATCATTTTTCATTAGTAGGTCCAGATTACATCTTCAGCCTTGTTTGGGTCATCATCAACGTGTATAAAGTTCTTTGCTATACCGATACGATTAAACCCTACTTGGAGAAGAGCGTTAATAATAATATATTTTTGTGTTGAGGTAGGAGCATAGATATCTACGGCTCTACCAATTGTGTGGCTGCTTGAGGGTACGCCACCTACCTTTGCGTTGTGAGCATCGCTTCTATATCCGCTTGTAATTTTAAATCCTATAGCGGCAAGCTCACGAGCTTTGGATAGTTTATTCAGAAATGCTACATCCATATTTATATAGCTGCCCTTTTCATCGGGTGAGTTAAACTCGCTATACTCAAAGAACATATGGAATGCTCTTGTTAGTCCTTCCATTATTTTACTTTTTTAATCTCCGATGTCCACGATGTGTAACATACTGCTAATCGTTGGGATGTTTCAGGGTATTCATCCATCATTGATTCGTTGCTCATACATCTATTTGTGAACTCTGGTCTTGTTTCCTTTAGATTGGGAACTGGTATCGGCATTGTCGTTAATATTAGAGTTAGAAAAAAGAGGCTCGTCCCAATAAAGGAAGAGCCAACCACTGTTATAATTTACATTTTTCTCTTTACTCATTAACTAACTTTCGGTAAGACAGCTCTGCAATAAAAGCCGTATAAATAGCGTATAAGGGATTAACTCCTAGACAAGCATACAAGAGTAGGCTTGACCAGAATGAGAGGCACAGAACGCAGTTAAATGGCTTAAACGGCAATACTCTTTCCATCACCCAACCGTAGGGTTCAAAAATAAATAGAAATGCAAACATTAGGCCTATAGAACTAACCAATATCCAATCGTTATAAATCTCCATCATAGTTTTTTACTTATGTTATCGTCCTTTATGTACTTTACTAATTTTGTTACTTTCTCACCATCTTCCACGCAAACTAAACGACCCTTAATTTTTTGACCATAGACATCTTTCCATTTAAGGCCTACGATTTTGTTGGTCATAGTTGAGTATATAATACTAATGATTAGGTTCGCGGCAGAGCCGCCTTCTTTATAGTAATGAAGGAACTTATCACACACCCTCATTACTGCTTCATCTACTAATGATTGCTCTAGCTCTTTGTCTCCGTTCGTTACAAAGGCTGATGAAGAAATTTCTAAGGCACGTTGATATATAAAAGAACCGAGCGGTTCTGTTATTCTATTTTGTTTCATAGAAGCTAATGCCTCTAGCTCAATCTTTGATTTATCGTACCGAGTATTTTTCTTCAACCTTATCTAGTATTGATATTATTAGGTGTATGTAATCATTGAGTTCTGTTGCTGATATGTCAAGTTCAAAGCCCAAGCGCACCAATGTGACGGGTATACCTCTACCGACCAATCCATCAATTGTGTCGTGTAAATCGATAATGAAATTTGCTTCAGAATCGGTGATTTCTTCGTAATGCTCATTTAGGTTCATTTCAATAACTAGCTCTTATTCTATCCGCCTTATCAGCATCAAGCTCTGCAATCAAATCTATGTATTCTTTTTCTTTTCTATACGCATCTTGTATCTCCTCAACTGTAGAATCGGTTCCTAGATTTGAAAATAAAATTGCCATTTCATATAGATAAAGGTCAATCCTGTTCTTAATTAATTTACAAGTCTGATAGTTTCTTTGATTAATCATCACTCAGGTAGTTTACGTTTTTGCATTTAACTTTAACCAAGAACGAGTCTTTTGGAAGCTCTTTGTCAATAATGATGTTAAGCCTTTTGTAGTATTTGTTACCATCATCTTTAACAATTCCTTGAGATACGAGAGTATCAGAGAGAAATTTTGAAACAAGAATAACGTTGTCAACATCGTGACGAGAATTATACCTGATATGAATCTCATAAGAATCACAGGTAAAAGAATCAAATTTTTCAAGCTCTGTTTTACAATATGCGCTGTATTCATCTTTCTGTTTTTTACGTATAGCCCAATGTTTACCTGCATAATATTGATTCAGGCTTGGGGGCTTAGGAAGCATTAATGTTATTTCATTATTCATAGAACTTGGCTTTTTTGATATCTAGAAACCCAACCTCTTTGTCTATGAACTGACGTTGATTAAAATGTGAGGTCTTAGGCATACCCTTAATCTCCCAAATAGGCTGAGACATACTCGCTAGATTGAACGCGTATATACCATTAGGTGTTTGGGAAATATAGACAGGTATAGTGAGATGTTTCTTTGCTCTAGCAACAAGTTTATCATACTTAGCTTTCTCTATAAGCAGGTCATCATAATGTTTGTTACGGCACTTGAGTTCTATGTCGCACTCTAAAGAAAGAGAATAGCAGTCGTAGTGGTTGTACTCACCTTCAGACCATTCAAGGTCTGGAATATAATTATTCTTTAGGTGTTCAAATAAGCTATCCTCGTTCTTTTTCCAACTCATTCTTTTTGTCTTAGAGCTATCTTTAATAGTATAAGGTAGCCAATTAAATCTTGAACTGTGTCCTCAGTCGCATCCGTAATACCCCTTGATTTTATACGCATCAGCTTATCATCTATTCTTGCGCCAAGGCTATCTACTGCATCGCCCCTAGAGAAGATACCTACAGGGTAGAGGGCTGAGTCCCCATAGGCATCATTCTTCTCTAGGAGTAAATTAGTAACTTCTGAAGAAACTTCTAGTATGTAGTCTTTAGTAGTTTTCATCTTTCACAATATAATTAATTATCTAATAAATCTACCTCTATTTTGTAAACTTTTTTAACATTTTCTTTTTGTATTAAAAGTCTGCCTGAAGAGGGGTTGTAAAATATGTAGTTTTTTGTACACCCTGTATAATCTGACACGTCAAATTTATACATTGTTCCGTTGACAGATATATCTCCATCTTTTTCCACAACTATATTTAGTGCATCGCTAACATTAAACCTTAGATAAGCTCTAACTAGATTTGCGAATGCTTTCTTTCTATCAATAATTAGACTGTGGGTATGCGAATTGTTTGCTTCCATCTTTGTTGAGTTCATAATATCTGTTAGATAATTTATCGTAATACAAGGTAACACTTCCTAGCTTACCTACAATCTTAGGTTTTGCTTTCACTACCGTAATCTTAACTTGATTTGGTTCATAGGGAATACCGTTCTCATCTTCTAATCCGAAGGGGCAACGCCATACATTAACAACCATCATACCTTTACGGCTCCATTGCATACCGCCTGCGATATCGTTCATCGTAGGTACATCAACATAGGGTACTCCGTTTTTATACTTAGCCTGTTGGTGTTTAGTGTGTACTGTTACAATGGTATGAAAATCCTTATCCGCAGAATGCTTACGGACCTTCGTGAGTATCTGACCAATAGCTATATCATCACGTACTCCTGAGGATACGTCAGTCTTGATTTCTGTGAAGGGGTCAACTAGGCAACCATCAATCTTTAAATCGTACTGCTCCTCTATCTCTTCTACCGCTGTATAATACCCCTCTATGCTTAGGTCCTGAAGCCCACTATCAATAATAAAGAAGTGCTTGTTTATAAACTTAATAGCACTGTCTGTTTCTTCATCTGTAGCTGTAACCTTATCGTTGATAAAGAAGGGCTTCCGCAGGTATACCCATAGCAGTTCTGCAAACACCTCTGTTGGAGAACCTGTCTCTGGAGAATACACCGCCCATTTCCACCCTGAGAACTGAGACAGATTCATCATCAATTCAAAGGCAAACTGAGATTTACCTTGGTGCGCCCCCGCATAGATATATGTTGTACTTCCCTTCTTAACTGAATACTTGTCAAACAAGGAATCAAATCCTGTCCAAGCACCTTTCTTGACACCCTCGTTTCTGAGTGTGGTCAATGAGCCTCTAAGCTCTTCCGCTGTATAAACTATATTTCTAACCATAACTATTTATTTATTCTCCAAACTCCTTACTATAATCGTCTTCTTTATGTGAAAAGGATTTGCTTATTTCTTTTCTATAGAACTCTTCTGATACATAGAAATCATAAACTGCTTTACCTGTTGCACCTACATAAGACATCATCTTAGCAATCATCTCGGGATTGCGATTGATATCTTCAATTGACTTAGCTCTTGTAACAAACTGAAAGGGTCTGTCCTTTGTACCTTGGTACATATTGACGTATCCGTTACCTCGCTTCTTTTTCCAAGCAAGGCGAACACCAACGTCATAAATCATTTGTCCTTCGTCACTCATATTACATTTTTATTAGTCTCAACCTGCGCTGATACTTACGGATAAGTAGGGCTGAGTTGGTTAGTTGTTTCTGTATGTCTTCACTCCATCCAAATCTACTTGCGTGTAGTGTTATATTTACTTGGTCTATCATTAACATATCCAAGTATTTCTGTATCTCTCTTATGTGCTTTTTCTTGCGTGTCATATCAATAGAATGATATTTGACCATCGTCTGCGACTGACATAAATGCACCATCTTCTTCGTTTCTTAGTTTCCTGAAGTTGAACACATCTGTAAACTCAGGATGTTTCTCTACGAATAGTCTTGAGTAGTACGATTGATATGCATCGTTGATTCTAAAGTTCTTGTCTGAACTATCTAGGAACTCGTTCCATCTAATCCAATTTATTATTAGCTTAGAACTAATCTTATTCTTACCTCTAGCCACAGCTTTAAATACCTGCTTTTCAAACGCCTCAAATATGTGTGGGTTCTCGTTGTGGAATTTTACAAATCCCTCTCTAATGGATATACCATTTAACTCTTTGTAATTCATCTTTCTTTGTTATTAAAGGTTTCTAATTTCTCAAGCGTGTCCTTTAGAATCACATTCCAAGCGAACTTGTCCTTGTCAGCTTCCCAAAGCTGCTCATACATCTCAAGTAGTATCTCTCTCATTTCTCTTTTGTGTTAAAGGTTTCTATTAAATCTCTAATCCGTAACTCAAGGTCATCAACTCTTCCTTTTAGGAATATTTTCTTCCGATTAGACTCCACATCAAAACTTGAGTGCCAATAAACTTCATTCATCACAA